ACTTGCGTGACTTAAGGGCTGAGTACAGTAGCACTTTTGAGGCTATTGAGTCCGCTGTTCAACAGGTAGATGACCTAGAAACTAAGGTTGCTCAAGCAAAGGTAGACCTAGCAAACATCCCAAAGCCATCTGCTTCTGATAAACGTAAGCCAAAGAAGACTACAAATAAGTATTTTGCTGATGGCGCATATCTTCCTAGACAAGCGTTCTTAATAAATTTAAAATAATACCCCCAAAGGAATTCAACAACAATAATCCAGTTGCGGATATTCCACTGTTGGGGGCAGCATTTCAAGGATTAGCAGACGCATTTAATGCTCTAGGTAACATTGGTGCAGATTTACCTCCTGCTGTTCGAGAAAAGGCACAAAAAGTAGTTATTTCTGCCATTATTGTTACACAGGTTGCAACACAGGCTGCCGCCATGGCTGCCAGTAGTGCAGCAAGTGCAGCCTCAAGTTCATCAAGCTCTAGCCGAAGGAAAGAAAAGTGAAGTTCTTAAACGATTTAATCGGTCAAATCTGGACACTACTAGGTATGTTTGTAGCATGGATTGTGTTGGAAGGCTCTGCTAAGGCAGTAGTCGGATGGTGCATCATTGTGTCTTTAGTTATTTGGATGGCTACTTTTCCACTGCGAAACAACGACGAATAAGAGACAATAGTACTAATCACCCGAAAGGATTAAAATGACAGAAAAAGTTGCAGTTTATAAAGAACCATTCCCTAAAGCAAAGCGTGGCGATGGATTTAAAAATATGGCTTCATACCGTACAAACCCACACCGTGGTGTTGACTGGTCAGTAGCTGCACACAGCCCAATTAAAGCAATTACTGGTGGAACCATCATGGTTGAAAAGTGGACAGATGTTCTAGGTAACATTATTATTCAATCAACTTACGATGGCCACTTTGTTCTATACGCACACCTAGCAAAGCCAAGCCCACTAAAAGTTGGCGACAAGGTTGAAGCAGGAGTTACTGTTATTGGTGAAGTTGGTGGAGGTAAGGATACCCCATCAGGTTCAGCATCTACTGGAGCTCACCTCCATGTTACTTACGGTACACAGCAAGATTTGGTTTCTGCTCCAATGGATAAGCTTGCTGACCTGTTTGCAGTACTGGACAAGAAGTAAATAAATGCAAGGTTCTGTAGGACACCCAGCTCTTAGTCGCCAAGTTTCTTGGTTTGGAACTGGGCGTCCTATTGGAGAAGGTTTTGGTGGGGGCTACCGAGTAAAAAAAGGAATAAAATAATATGGACCAAATCGTCCTGTATTGGGCTGCTGGAGTAATTACAGTTGGAACTGCGCTTGGAATGCTTTGGAGGCTTCTACACCCCTTGTGTGCCCGTTTACACCTACTTATGGATAACTGGGACACCTTTATGAGAGATTGGGCTGGGGAACCGGCATCACCTGGACGTTCCGCCGTGCCAGGTGTTATGGAGCGCTTAAACCGTATTGACGGTGAGTTGAAGCGTAACGGCGGAACTTCCATGAAAGACGCATTAAATCGAGTTGAGAAGAAGCTCGAACAAATTGATGCTAGACTTGAAACAGGAAACACTCGTTTCGAAAAAATCGAGGAACGTATAAATGGCTAGTGCGCCTAAGACCCAAGGCTATCACCTTGCAGCTTCTACAGGTTCTGCTAAGCGAGCAGGTAGAACTCCCCTTATTGGAAATAGTAAACAGTTTTTAAACTGGACCGGTAGAGGTCCTGCTAAACCTGTTTCTCAAGTAATGGCGGAAACCCGCGATAGAGTTCTTAGAACACGCCCACTAGCAGCATTAACAACACAAGTTGCTAATGCTAGACATAGCCGTGATATGCAGACCCTAGGTGGAAATGCTGCAGTTTATATTAGAAATCCTGACAATGGAACTAAATCAGCTAATAAAATTGTTTTAGCTCCAGGTGCAACAGTACCGCAAGGAGTTGGCAGACCAGGAACAAGGCCTAGAAACAGTGGCCCTCAACTAGACGCTTGGAAGAGCCATGCGGTAGAGTACAATGGTGCCCTATCTCGTCAGCAAGCTTTTAATCCAAATAACCACGTACTTGCAGGAATTAAACCACTTAGAGTTTCTACAAGAGGAATGGCTGAAATTCCAGTTACTAGACTGGCCGTCCCTCGAGGCGGAATAGGTAACACCATAACTCCACCTCCAGGAAAAAACCACCCCACTACTCAGATTGTTTAAATTTAGGCTGAAAAATATGTCAAAATGCTGCACTCTAGTATTAGACTTAAAGAAGGTTGGGTAAATGCCTATCATTCGTAAGTTTGCTATTCAGGGACACTCGGTTCCTAGTGGCTACTCAAGTCCTCGGGGACCATTTCCTCCTGAGATTTTCGCGCAGAATCCCAGAGCAGAAGATGATTTCCCAAACTCCGACTCCTTACACGAAGCACTAGATGATGTCCGCATGTTTCGTTGTAAATACTGTGGAGACATTCTCTACGAGGATGAACTAAATACTCATGATTGCAATCAGGAAGAAGAATAAAAATGGCAACAAATAACAATGGTCATCTACTAGATGACAAAGGAAACGTAGTCGTTGACTTCGTATGGGGCAATTTCCCTATGCAGCCAAACGATGACCGTAATGATAGCCCAACAAACAGCGGAAACACTTTCCCATCAACCTTGCTTGACCCTAGCGTAAGTATTCACAATACTGTTGCTGGAGCTTACAATGGTTACCCATCTTATGACATCGGAGCTAAAGATAGTTACGGACGTTATCAGGGAACTCGTGGTGCAGACACTAGCACTACAGTTGATTACATCAAGGTACCTTCAGTTCTTGGTAAAACTACTCTTCTTGCTATTGACGCACTAGAAGATGCTGGTTTCACTAAGCTGTTTGCTGACATTACTCGTGTTAACGCAACTTCTACTACTAGTGCTAACATTTACGCACTAAACGCAGATACTGCTTACCCACTAAACACTAAGATTACAGTTGTAGCTGGTACAGCTGCAGCATCAAGCCCAGTAGGTGTTCCTGCCGCTGTTCTTGGTGAATGGACTGTAACTGGTAACGGAACTGGTTACGTAACCATCACAGGTTCTGGATTCACTGCTGCTGACACCACTGGTATCAACGCTACCGGAACTCTAAAGGGTGGCCTAAAGGGTCAGGTTAGCACTATTACTACTGCGACTGCTACAACTAACACCGCTAAGACAGTTACATCTATTGCACGTACTGCAGGTAACGCAGAAGTAACAATTACTGCAACTGGTGCTTTTGCTGCCTACCCAGCAGGTACAAAGATTAGCATCGGTGCAAGCACTGGTATTCCAACTGAACTTGTCGGAGACTGGACTGTAACTAGCGGTGTAACTGCTGATACTGTTAAGTTCACCTCTAACGGCACTACAGTACTTAGCGTAGCAAGCGGTGCTCTAACTGGCTCAGCTTCTCTAACTGGTAAGACTGGAACTGTAAAGACTCAGAGCGTTGCTGCAGATACTGCAAGCACTCTACTCGGAGCTTCAATTACAATTACTCCTTGGGCTTAATAGTTAAAGGAATTTAAAATGGCTGAGCGCCTGAACTCTAGTAACCTAGGCCAATTTGCCTTGGGGAGTTCAGGCGTTCAAGCATTTGACCCAGTTGGTAAACAACTTGGCGCAAGTGACAGGGCTCTGACCCAAATTTCAGAGTCTTCGGTTGCTGATGTAGATGTCCTACGTACAGCAGCAGGACTTCTTGGAGAAGAATACGATGAACGTGGTTTTCTTGGAGGATTAGATTCTGTAACAACAGCTTCTAGAAAAGCTGAAATTCAACAAGCTATTTTTAATATAAATAATAATGCTAATAAAAATAGAGAACTTGTAGAATCGTTTTATCCAGATGAACTTCTTGATGAATACGGTTTCCCTAAATATGAAGCCGGTATGACTGCTGACTACTACCTAGGTGGAGATTACAAAAGCAAAAGATTTTCTCCACAAAAGGGCTCTGGTTGGACATTTAGAGGAATTGCAGTAGCTCCATCCGCTTTGTATGATATGCCAACTTCAACAACAAACTGGAGAAGGCCTAGAACAGTAGCCGCAGGTTACGATTATGACGCAGATAAAGATAAAGGTGTACTTACAGTTGTGTTTCGTGACGGAACCTTCTATAATTATTATGATGTACCACCTTCTGTGTGGATTGAGTTTCATGACTCATTTTCAAAAGGACCAATGCTTAACCGTAAAACTAAAAACGGTGGACAAGCAATGGATGGTAAGCTTCTAGCTTATAAGCATGGCCCTGCAGATATGTCGGCTTTAAGTCAAACAGCACAAGACTTTTTATATAAAGCAGCTAGAACAGTACAGATTTACAATAGAGATAAAGCTCCTAGAATAAATCAAACTACCGGTAAAGCCTATACTTATAAAGGAAAAGAAACAATTGGTTCTGGCCAAAATACCAGAGCTAAACGTAAACGTGACTTAAACAAGTTAGCTAAAAAGGGTGGGTATAACCCAAACAGAAACGCAGGAAAACGAAGAACACCATAAGGAAAACATGCCAAGGACACACAACATCGGACAAAAAAGATTTATACAATTCATATCATTTCCTGTAACATGGGGGTATAAACTAGTAGTACGGGGATGGACTCAAGAAATCAAAGAACCATTCCGTACAGCTGAACCTTTAATTTTTAGGCTACCCTTTCATAAGGCAGTAGTCTTTGGTAAATGGACTGGAAAACAAAACGATGAAGAATCGGCACTAAATAACGCGATACAAGGACGGATATTAACTGATGAAGATTTTGAAGAAGGATGGACCCCGCCAGCTCACCAAACTGGAAAAGAGGGTGTCTGGGATTGGGACGCCTGATTTAATAATGTGGGCTGAAAATGCCTTATATGTTATTGGTAAAGAGATTACCCACCATCAACGGGATAGAAGTGAGCACGCTTTAGACGAAGCTCTTATGGGTGCAGATGCTTTAACAGCTATTATTAAAGAACTTCAAAAGAGGGTATGATGAACTCTGAAGAAGAAGAGTACGAAGACTATAACAATTATGAAAAAGTTGACACCTCTGCCTGGGATTTAGAAGAAGAGGACGAAGAACCTCAATTTGAAGAAATCGACCCAACCTATTACCAAAATTTAAATGAAGAGGACTTTGAAGAAGAAGACGAGGAAGAAGAAGATGTCTTCTCTCAAGACTTTATTGACCGATTAGTTGATAAAATAATGCTTTTTATGGAAGGTCTAGTTGGCCACTCTCTTCACGACTATCAGCAACCTTTAGCTAAAAGAATTATTGAAGCCGTACTTATTGGTAAGGGTGATGAAATAACTGCACTGGCTTCACGTCAGTCAGGAAAATCTGAAACGATTGCTAACACAGTAGCTACGCTTATGGTATTGTTACCTAAACTATCTGTTTTATATCCAGAGCTTTTGGATAAATATAAAAATGGAATTTGGGTAGGATTGTTTGCTCCCACAGAAGGCCAGGCAGAAACCCTATTTGGTAGAACTGTTAGTAGGCTAACTTCTGAACGTGCCCAAGAGCTTTTGGGTGACCCAGAAATTGATGACCAAGCTGCTAAAATTGGTGGAGTAACAAGAATGGTACGTTTAAAGAATTCAGGCAGTAGCATAACAATGATGACTGCTAACCCTAGAGCAAAGATTGAGTCTAAGTCTTTCCATCTTATTGTTATTGATGAGTGTCAAGAAGCCGATGACTTTGTAGTTTCTAAATCTATCGCCCCAATGTTGGCTTATTATGCTGGTATTATGGTAAAGACAGGCACACCAACTACCAGTAAAAATAACTTTTATAAAGCTATCCAATTAAATAAAAGATTACAGACTGAACGAGGACGTAGACAGAACCACTTCCAGTGGGACTGGCGTGACGTATCTAAGGTCAACACAAACTATAAAACGTTTATTAAACAAGAGATGCTAAGAATTGGAGAAGACTCAGATGAGTTTCAAATGTCGTACAACTGCAAATGGCTACTTGAACGTGGTATGTTTGTCACGACTTCCCTACTGGATGAACTTGGTGACACATCTCAAGAGCTCGTCAAAGTTTGGCATAAGACCCCTGTTGTTGTTGGAATCGACCCTGCTCGTAAAATGGACTCCACTGTTGTCACAGTTGTCTGGGTGGACTGGGACAGACCTGATGAGTTTGGCTATTTTGACCACCGTGTCCTCAACTGGCTTGAAATACAAGGCGACGACTGGGAAGAACAATACTTCCAAATCGTAAACTTCTTATCTAACTACGATGTACTTGCAGTTGGAGTTGATGCAAATGGTGTTGGTGACGCAGTAGCCCAACGTCTAAAGTTGCTTTTAGGACGTTCGGATGTATTTCCATTAACCTCTTCTCAATCAGAGCAATCTAAAAGGTTTAAACACTTACAAGCTTTAATACAAAGGCGTTCACTTAGCTACCCAAATCATGCAAAAACCCGTAGACTAAGAGTACATAAACGTTTTGTCCAGCAAATGACAGATGCTGAGGTAAAATATAAAGGACCAAACTTCATAGTTGAAGCGCCAGAGGAATCTTACGCTCATGATGACTTTGTAGATTCTCTAGCAATAGCTTGTTCTCTAACCCAGTCACTAGTTATGCCAGAGGTTGAAGTATCTAATTCAGCTTTTTTCTAAAAATTTGAGTTGACTATGAAATATTTCGATAAAACAGCCAAACTAGATATTGGAAATACTAGTTCCTTTCCAATTTAACTTTTAAGGAGTCCCCATGGGCCTAGCACCACAACCACAATTCCCAGAACGCGCACCGCAAGGCTACGAAATGAAGGTAGCTGACAACCCAGAGCGTAGAGGTCCTCTTCGTTTTGAAGAAGGTATTGCTACTGACACTGACGTTCCAAATGACTTTCAGGTAGGCATTATGAGTGGCTTTGCAGCTGCTCCTGGTCGCCCAAACCGCAACGCTCCAGTATGGCAGAAGCCAGCCGAAGTAACCCTAGCTGAGCGTGCTCACGTAGGTTCTGCTTCATGGATTGAAGCACCAACCTTCCTTGGTGAATTTGCACACGGTTCATTCTCGAACAATGCTGAGCAAATCATTGAGACTAAGGTTGTTTCGGGTGGACGTACTATGCGTCTTAACCCAACAGTTGTTAATGACTAATTAGGGATTTGATGGACCCCTGCCCTAACGGGTGGGGTACCTTCAACTAGAGGAGAATTATGGCAGACGTTCCTTTGAACGAAAAGCTTTACGCTATGGTAGTAGGCCAGGCTAAGGCTAAATATCGTATTTATCCTTCTCCGGGTGCTAG